ACCCGCGAAGTGGAGATGACACCCGAGCAGAAGAAAGCCTACAAGGACATGCTGTCCAAGCTGGCGACCGATTACCAGGGTGGGCAGATTCTTGCAGTCAACGAGGCCGTCAAGGCCAACAAGCTGATCCAGATCGCATGCGGCGTCGCCTACGGCACCAACGGCGAGGAGGTGGTGATCCCATCCAAGCCTCGCATGGACGTGTTGAAGGAGATCATCGAGCAGTCCGAGGGCAAGGTCATCGTGTTCGTGCCGCTCACCGCGGCGCTCGAGGCGGTGGCAGCCGAGCTGCGCCATGACTGGTCAGTGGAGGTTGTCCATGGTCAGACAAGCAAGAACGAGCGCGACCGCATCTTCGGCGAGTTCCAGCGCCACCCAGACCCGCGGGTTCTGGTGGCCAACGCCGGGGCCATGAGCCATGGGCTGACGCTCACTGAGGCCACGACCGTGGTCTGGTACGCACCGGTCCACAGCAACGAGACCTACGAGCAGGCATGCGCCCGGGTTCGCCGTCCTGGCCAGACACGCACCACCGTCATCGTCCACATCTGTGGGTCCGACGTCGAGCGGCGCGTGTACAAGCGGTTGCAAGACAAGCAGTCGATGCAGGGTTTGCTGCTCGACATGATGAAAGAAAGGCCCGAATGAAAAAAGTTAGGAGGTACCCCTTGACGAACCGACAATAAGCAACTACATTCATCCACATACAACAGGAGCTAACAATGAAACTGTCAGAAGCAGTTAGTCTGTACATCCAAATGCGCGACAAGAAAACGCAGATGAAGGCAGACTTCGAGGCGAGCGTCGCTCCCCTTAACGAGAAGATGGACAAGCTCGAGGCCAAGCTGCTCGACGTGTTCAACAAGACCGGCATGGATTCGGTGAAGACCGAGTTCGGCACGGCATACGCCACCACGCGTACCACGGCCAGCGTCGCTGACCGAGAGGCCTTCATGGACTACGTGAAGGCCAACGAAGAATGGGCGTTGCTCGAAGTCCGTACGTCCAAGACGGCGGTCGAACAGTACCGCTCCGCCAACGACAACGAGCTGCCACCTGGGGTAAACCTGCGTGAGGAACGTGTCGTCAACATCCGCCGTTCGGCGTAAACTCCTAACTCCACATCGGAATCAACATGAACATCATCCCATTCGACGGTGCCAAAGGCCTGCCCGCGTACCTCAAGAAAATCGACGTCTCCGCACTCAACGCTGACCTGACCAGCCACGCTGGCAGCGGCTTCCCGGTCATCTCCATCAAGGGCAAGGTCTTTGCCGTGGTACGTGATGGCGAGCGCGAAGTTCTGCGCAACCCGAAGGACCCTGAGAGCGCGGCCACCAGCCTGAACGTGGTGTTGCTAAAAGCCAACAAAGGCACGAGCAAGGTCTTCTACATCAAGGGCTACGACCCCAAGGAGTCCGAGAACCAGAAGCCCGACTGCTACTCGCAGGACGGCGTGGCACCTGCCGCGGACTCGAAGGCACCCCAGGCCAAGAAGTGTGCCACCTGCCCGCACAACCAGTGGGGCTCTCGCATCACCGAGAAGGGCGCATCCAAGGGCAAGGCTTGCTCCGACACCGTTCGCATGGCCGTGGCACCTGCCGGTCAGTTGAACGACCCGATGCTGCTGCGTGTGCCGCCTGCATCCATCAAGGGCCTGGGCGAGTACGGTCAGATGCTGGCCAAGCGTGGCGTGGGCTACAACATGGTGGTCACCAAGGTTGCGTTCGACATGGACGCCGAGTCGCCGAAGCTCACCTTCACCCCCGTGGGTCTGCTCGATGACGACGGCTTTGCCGAAGTCCAAGAGGCGCTCAGCTCCGACGTCATCACCAACATCCTGGGTGCAAGCCTGGCGACCGTTGCCGCTGCCGTGGAAGCCGCCCCTGCTGCCGAGGTTGAGGAAGTCGAAGCCCCCAAGGCCAAGCCTGTGTCCAAGGCCAAGACCGTGACCGATGACGAAGTCGAGACCGCAGTTGCCGCTGCCGAGAAGCCCGCCGAGAAGCCCAAGGCCAAGCCTGCTGCCAAGCCGGTCGCCACTGTCGACGAAGACATGGACCTCGACCTGGACGGCATCAGCTTCGACGACTGATTCCGAGGGGGCTTTGGCCCCCTCCCCCTCAACCCAACAACAAACAGAAAGCGCACATGAACTTCAACATCACACTGACAGTCGACCAGGTCAACGCCGTTCTTGCTGGCCTGAACAAGCTCGAGCACGCCCAAGCCCGCGGCCCGTTCGATCACATCCTTGGCCAAGTGCAAAGGCAGGAAGCCGCCGACAAGGCAGCGCCGGTGCCGGAAGACTTCCAATCCGCTGGTCTCAGCGATTGAGTTAGGGTTTACCCTACGGGCCCGCTTGCGGGCTTTTTGTTTTTCTGGAGTACCACATGCGTTGTTTATTTACCACAGGGGCGTGCGTTATCGCATGAGGGTGCCATGAACACCCTCGACTTCCTCAAGACGATCCTCCCAGAGCACGGTATCCACTACCTGGCGCTCTTCCAAGAGGGTCACAGATTCCCGGGTCACAAGGTCTACTCGGACCTTGAGACGATGGCCGACGCCATCGACAACATGGCGGGCTCCAAGAGCCTGTCCGTCTACCATGCTTGCGCCAGCTACCAGCGTGCCGTCATCGAAGTCGAGGATGGCGAGAAGACCAAGCGCAAGTACCGCGTCCCGGAGAACTGGGACCGCGCCAAGAGCTTCTGGGTGGACCTCGATTGCGGCGAAGCCAAGCACGCCAAGGGCGACGGCTACCTGACCAAGCGAGACGCAGTCGTAGCGGTGTTCCAGTTCTCCGACAAGATCGGCTGGCCACGCCCGATGATCGTGGACTCCGGCAATGGCATTCACGCTTACTGGCCGCTGACCAAGGACATCGCGTCCGACAAGTGGGTCAAGATTGCCAAGGGCCTGAAGGCCACCCTGTTTGCCTGTGGGGTCATCGCTGACCCGACTCGCACCGCCGACTTCGCCTCCATCCTGCGCCCCGCGGGATCGACTAACAGGAAGAACGGCGATGCAAAACCAGTCATCGTCAAGAGCCAAGGTACGCCCACCGAGCCCAAGGTGTTAGCTACTGCACTGCAAGAGTTCATGGAGCAGCACGGCGTCAAGCTCATCAAGGAAGCCCCCAAGCGAGAGTACGTGGCCCCCGGCGGACTGAACGACGACCTGACCTGTCACCTGCCCCAGTACCCTGACCTGCCCGTGGATGCCAACGAGATGGCAGACAAGTGTGCCCAGGTTGCTGCGATGCGCGACACGCAAGGTGATGTGGGCTACGAGCCCTGGCGCGGCGTGATCGGCTTGCTCAAGCACTGTGTTGATGGGCGCGAGATCGCCGAGCAGTGGAGCGCCAAGCGCGAAGAGACCGGCCACACGCAGGTCGACTGGGACATCCGCTACGACTCATGGGGTGCAGGCCCCACGACGTGCGAGTTCTTCCAAGGCTGCAACTCCGGCGGCTGCGAAGGCTGCCCGATGAAGGGCAAGATCAAGACGCCTCTGGTGCTGGGTCGCCAGATGCCAGTCAACGAGGAGACGGTCGCGGAAGTCGTGACCGAGGAAGGCGTGCAGCTCGAGGTCGAGATACCAGCGCTCCTCACCGGCTACACCTGGTCCAACGGCGTGATGGCCCGCATGATTCCTGACAAGGAAAGCGTGCTCCAACCGCACCCATTCAGCTCAGTGCTGTTCTACCCCACCAGCCGCATTCGCACGGAGGAAGGGACTTACCGCATCGGTGTTCGCATGCACATGCCCAACCACAAGGTTCGGGACTTCGACATGTCGACTGAGTCCATGGCCAGTCAGACAGACATGTTGCGTGCGATGGCTCGCTACGAGCTGATGCAGTCCAATCACAAAGACGCAGGATCACACATGGCCGCTTATCTCAGGGACCAGCTCGAGGCGCTCAAGCGCAACGTCGAGGAAGTCAACACGCTCACCAGCTTCGGCTGGCGCACCGACATGAGCGGCTTCTTGCTGGGCGACCGGCTGTACTGCAAGGACGGCACCGTGCGCAAGGTGTTGGTGGGCTCAGGGGCTGGCAAGTTCGCACCCAACCTGGCTCCCGCCAAGGGCACGCTCGAGCGCTACGCGAGCGCCATCAACTTCATGTACAACCGCCCGGGTGCCGAGCACTGGCAGTACGCCGTGTGCTCCGGCTGGGGTTCGATCCTGACACCGTTTGGCGAGGACCTGTACAAGGGCTTGCTCGTGGCCATCCAGGGTGGCGACTCCGGCAAGGGCAAGACCACCGCCTGCTACGCGTCGCTGTATGCGTTTGGCAACGCCGAGAAGATGGCGCTCAAGTCCGAGGACGGCTTCACGCAGAACGGCCTGTGGGCGTTCCTTGGGGTGTTCAACAACCTGCCGGTGCTGCTCGACGAGCTGACCGACATGGACGGCCCGACGTTCTCGACACTCGCCTACGGCATCTCGCGTGGTGAGGAGAAGGTTCGCATGACCTCCAAGGGCGGCGTGGTTGGTTTTGCCAACACAGCCGTATGGCGTATGTCGCCATTCGTGACCGGCAACAAGGACTTCCATGGGCTGCTCGCCACCAACCAGGCCAACTCCCAAGCGGAAGCCGTGCGGCTCATCCAGATTTCGGTGGATCGTTACCCCGTGATCCGGCTGCACGAGACCGAGCAGATTGAAGCTGAGCTTGTCCAGTCAGCGGTGGACGCCATGAAGGCGAACGCCGGAGCCGCGGGCGATGCAATGCTGCGCTACGTCGTGACCCACCAGCGCCAGATGGCCGATGCGGTGCGTGACATGATGAACCGACTGGCCGAGCACATCCCCGGTACCAAGTACCGCTTCTACCGCAACCACGGTGCCTGCACGTTGGTGATGGCCAAGGTGGCGCGTGATCTGGGTGTGGTGGACTTCGACATCGACAAGATGTTCGACTTCACGGTGCAGATGTTGAAGGACCTGGCCGAGACTGTGGCTGTGACCAACACGGTGACTGCCGAGGATGCCTTCAGCCGCATGATGAGCGCTCTGTCCCATCGCATCCTGGTGACGCAGGAGTTCCGCGACAAGCGCAACAAGTCAGGCCCCGAGACGCCGCGCAACCGACCCACGGGCGAAATCGCAGGCCGCTTCGTGTTGGGTTCGACCTCGGTCAAGGAGCATGCTGGCCATGTGATTCTGAGTCAGAAGGAGGCCCGCGACTGGTGCATGACCAACCGTGTGGACTTCAACGCGATGCTGGACTCGCTCGACCAGCGCACGGCCTTGGTCAAACGCCATGACAAGTTGGTGCTGACCCGTGGTACGGACGTCTCGTTCACTGGCCAAGTTCGTTGTTTCATCGTCGATTCCAACAAGTTGGACCGTGACGCACTAACTCTGGTTAGCAGTACACCCGTTGTTGGTGTTGGAGAGAAAGCGGTCGGTGATGTATGATGACCTCGCTAATTGCCATGTTAGCTTCCTTGTGGATGATTACCCCAGCCTTCGGGCTGGGGGTCTTTTTGAGGCTTTCCAATGAAACTCGTACTTGACGCCAAAGAGTTGGCGGTCGCGCTGAGTTTGCCGATCACCACCATCCAGCAATACTCCTCGAAGTACCCCGACAAACTCCCGCCCAGGTTGACCACGCCGAGCCGCAAGCTCATGTGGTCGGTGAAGGATGTGGAGGCTTGGGTTGAGTCGCACCGCCAGGCAACTTCGCAGCCAGTTCCGCAGGAGTAGGGTTGTAATAGGTCATCAGGGACTTGAGGTCCCGGTGGCCGACAACCCGCGCCAGCTCCAACACTGAAAGCCACTTAGCCAGACGAGACGTTGCTTCGTGACGCGAGTCATGGAAATGCAGATCGCTCAGGCCAAGCTCCTTCAACGCCCTCCTGAACTCAGTCC